CATGAGCATCTCTCCTAGGGGCCCGGTTAGACCCCATAGTTGGCGTTGTGACGCAGATACAACATCTGCCACTCACCACTTGGTCAAACCAAGGGCAATGGCAATGGCCCACTGACGAGGACTGAAGTCCCCGAAGGTGAGACCAAACCCAAAGGGTGTTGCTCGACGCCGCAGTTTGCTTACGCTTTCTACGGTAAATGTCGAGGGGTACTCTTTTGTCCAGAAGTTAACTGGACCGTACCATTCATAGGTGTCACGGAGGAATGATGTCTCCATGATATACCCATGCTTCAACACCAAACCGTCGGTGGCCCAATCTGAGAGATTAGATACAACATCTCCAGCATTGGATACCCAATCGACAGCCCAGCTCCAAGGTGCTAAGTTCCAGACTGTTTCTGGAGTCAGTGATAGGCCATAGAGTTTCTTGGCCTCCAACGCATTACGGCCCATAACCTCACGGGATGAATATCCCTTCGGTATATAGTACGTAAATGCGCCGGAAAACCACTGACGCTTGCCCGTTACACGGGTTTTCAAGCACTTGCCCCTAGGACCATTGTGCAGCTCCTGGACATCGTCGGTGATTGCAATCCCCGCCGATCCCAGGTCACTATACACAGTGGTTAATTCTGTTGGAAACTCAAACCGCCTGCGGACAACCTTTCCAGCATCGCGTTCATACTGAGCAAGAACTTCCTCAGCATGACGTACGGCATAGAGAAATTTCCCTATGTCTCGCTGAATAGGCTTCCAGCCGAACTCGTAACCGAGATACTCACTTCCTGCTGCTTTCCGAGCAGAGAAAGTCTTGTCACGCCACGTTTTAAGTGTCGAGCCAAGCATATGGGGTAAACCCTCATGGAGTAACTCGCCGAGGAAGACTGAAGCGTCCGCAACGGCGTTGGTAGGCTTACACTTCGCTATCGCAGTAGTACCGAGGGCCATGAGTGCTTCGTCAGAAGACTCATGGGTATGACCCGCGGGGTACTGCATCAGCGAAGGATCGCAAGGGAACATTGGACCACTGTAATTAGCAGTGATCGTCTGGCTCCCAGCAACTCGCGATCCCGACAAGTACTTGACGTCTGCTTTGCCAAGCACTCGTTTTGTACGGGATGTAAAGTCACCACCAACGTCCGAAATAGGAGGAATAACTACTTTCCTCCATTCCGGATGGTTTACACTCTCAGTGATCTGAGAGCCTTGTAAGTGGCTGACATTGAAGGAGTTTGAATACTCCGAGATGTCAGGCGGTGGAAAGCCGCCGGCAAACTCGATCTTATACTCCAGATGACCTCCGCTCGGTAAGAACGGTAGATCTCTGGATTTGATCGAATAACCTGCCGCTGCCAAGGGCAACAGAGCTCCTTAGGTCTGAGAGAAATTAATCTCTCATCAGTACCAACAGGGTAGAACCCATAGGTACTGGATGTTTGCACTGCGCCCTGGGCCCCGCAAG